TTTCTATATCCTCTTCTGGTAAATAATCTGGACAATATCTTGCTGCAAATTCAAACAAAGGCATTTGCTGATTCATTGGTTCCCCCTCTTCCATCAAATATAAACTAATAGACACAACATTATAGGTGGTAATCACTGGTTTTGAACGTCTCTTTGGGAGACGTCCCTTATACTCACACTCATTTCTGGCTGTGATCATAGAACGCCTAGCATCTGTACGTGCAAGGGTATGCACGTGAAACGCCCGTTGACCTTCTTCACACGCCATGATATCCCACATGACGCAATCATCTTTATCCTCGTCTGACAACATAGGTAGAGCTGGTTCCCAATCATAAGCTAACAAATCCCCCCAAAATTCCTTCATCCACCTCCAAAAATAAGGTGTATAAAAAGGACGAGTAACATAAGGTGGGTTAAACTCATATTCAAACAATATATCTCTCAATAATAAAAACTGACGTGGATGTGGGCCTGGGTTGGATTCAATATCCCCACACTTTAATAAATCTGTGAAATGATCCATATAACTATCATTAAAAACATTATCTGGACACAGCTCCTGGAATAGCTGTTTAACTCTAACATCTACTTCAATACTTTGGAAGGATTCTGGAATTACTGGATCTAAAACTAACCCCAATTCTTTATGAACATTTTTCCTATACTTTTTATCAAACTCTGCTAGTTGTTCACTCCCATGATAAGCTGCAAACCTCCTGCCCTCGGAAATTTGCGTCTTCCTAACAGTTGAGTTATTTCGCATGCTCCTCTTACACCAATTGACTTCCCGGTAACAGGTTGCCATTGGCATAGGAGGCCATACGATCCCCTGATTGACACGAAACCCACTTTTTAAATAGGTTAATCCTTCCACTTTCTCATATTTAATATCCTCTCCTGACTTATCTGCGGATGTTATTAAAAAGCCAAGAGCCCTAATTTCATTTAACAATTTCTGCGGTGACAAAATCTGTTTCAATGACATAATACAATCATCTCCATGAGTAAACAATGTAACATTCTCAAACCAATCCTCTAATTTTGGTTTGTGTCCTATTTCTTCTAAATATACACGATGGAATGATGCCATCCAAGCCCATACATTAGTAATGGAATTGAAAACATCTGTGAGATAATTGCCTGACTTGTTTCCTTTAGCTGATTGATATAAACCTGATCCTATCAACTGAGTTGTATGTTGTAACTCATGAATTAGTACGTCTCGAACGCGATGCTCCTCTTCAGGAGCCCCCTGATAATATAAACGTACTACCTTACTAAAAAACTGAAATGCTAAAGGAGGAATGGTACCATCAAACTGACTGTAATCTGCTGCTATTCCATAATCTGAATTTCTCTTAAGGTGGTAAAATAAACTAGCCCATATCTTCTCTTTCTCGACTCCTATTGTATGACTCAAAACGGGACCGGCTTGATGCCGGTACCAATTAGCAAAATAGCCAAAATATTTTTTAAACAAAATAGTAGTATCTAATGGAGGAGCCTCAAAAACACGAGTTTTTCCTAATTCAACTTTTTCTTTTGGCAACAATTCATCCTTAAGAGTAGTAAC